AACACCTGGGGCAAAGATGGCACCAAGAAGTTTGTAGTTATCCACCACTCTATTCTGTCTGAAGGTATCAACGTCAGCGGACTTGAGGCAGTTATCTTCATGCGTAACATGGACTATATTGGCATCAGTCAGTCCATCGGACGTGTTATCCGTTTGGGTAGCACCGAGAAAACATTTGGGTTGGTTTGTATCCCAACCTATGATACAGTAGGTATCAGCACTGCCAAGAAAGTGCAGGCAGTTGTTGATGTCGTCTTTAATCAAGGTCAACCCGCTATTTCTGAAATTCGTCGCTAATCATGATTAAACTCAAACGTGCAAAAGTTCAATCTAATGGACTACTAGATGAGATTTGGGTAAGAGAACCATTTTATTCTGGATTGGTTCAAGAAGGTCCGAAGAATAGGATCTATGTGTTTCAGTTTCCAGCACAAATACGAGGATCTGCTGCTGATAGAAATGAATATCCTGTTGCTTTTTATGTTGGGCAGACAGATCCATCACGCGGTTGGGTTGTTGATGGTGAATTTTTGGTGCGTTGGGAAGATGGTGACTATTCAAAATGTCCAGAGAAACCAAAACTTTTGTTCTGGATGGATGTTTGCGAAGGTATCAGTGACCATGACATTCGTCAGTTGATGCGTAAATATCAGTGGGTAAAAACTCTGCCAGAATATCCTGGTTTTGGATCTCCCGAGATGATTATGCACCCCACTCTGAAAGATTGGGATGTTGCTATTCGTCAGATCAAACATGAAGTCACAAAAATTGATAACTATCATCGTGATTATGCGAAGAAGTATGGTATAACCCCCACATTTGTCAAGAAGAAAGCGAAGAAGAAAGAGGAAGATATGCACCGCATCCCTGAAAGGGAAGCGATCTATAATCAGTGCGATAAATTTGCACATTTGTCAAAAGATGCTAAAATATTTGTATGGCGTGATGCACATGGGGTATATTGTGATTATCTAACTTCCATGGGATTCGTGAATCTTTATGTGGAAGATGATTATGAATACTTTCCCGATGGAGGGAGATCCTCCATGTGTGCTGATGTTACTCGAATTAGTAAAGAGGAGAGAGAGAAAATGCACTTTGACGTAGTTACTGGAAACCCACCATATTCTGATCGAACTGGTGTCGATGGCGGAGGTGGTGGTGGATGTTCTAAAGATCTGGATGACAAGTTTTTCATAGAATCTATGAAAATATCTGACTATGTGTCGTTGATCATTAGAGCAAAACATTTTAGTAAAGAGAATTCAAGATTCAAAAAGATGTTATTTGAATCTGGTAATCTTGTGTCGATTGAATATCTCCATGAAGATATGTTCCCGAGTATTCAGAACACTGCCACTTGTATTGTTACATGGAACAAGAAACATCAAGGATCATGTAAAGTAAAATTCAAGGATGGCACAGTTATTGAAAAGAAACTGAAGAAAACTGATGTTATCCTTGCTGATAATCCTACTGTCATCGAACAGGTTGAACATAACCTGGCATGGCGTTACTTGAACGGCAAACTTTACCGTAACAAGATTGCAGAGATTGAAGATCCTAATGGTGCTCCTCTCGTTGAAATCTGTGGTGATGGTGATACTCCTGTCATTCGATATGTCAAACGTGGGTATGAAGAAGCAGGACGCAATCAACATGGTGTTGTTATGAATATCAATGCAAGTTGGGGTGGACTTGGTAAAGTTATGATCAAACCATACGAAGCATCGTTGACATTTAACGTCGTGTGTTTGAAGACATCATCAGAGGAAGAATCTATCCGTTTGAAAGAATACCTGGAGTCGCAACCTATCAAGGATATTATTGCCAAGACGATGCCATCTTTCCATCCCACTAAACAAATGTTCAAATCAGTTCCTGATCTTCCCGATGCCAAGTAGTCACAACCAACACAATCAAGAGGTAGGATCTACGATTGAAAGATCTGATGATCGGATTGATTCGACTGGTGAAGTATTCACACCGATGGATCTTTGCCATCGGATTGTATCAGAGATCCCTGAAGATCTGCTGAAGAATCCTAATTCTACTTTTATTGATAATTCTGCTGGTTGTGGCAACTTCCTGGTCGCACTGCAAACCAAATTGCGTGAATATCATACATTATCACATATCAATGACAATATGCTGTATGCGATTGAATTGATGGAGGACAATCATCAGGAATTGTGCAAACGTTTGGGTGTAGATGTTAGTCATCCACATTATGTCAACGCTGATGCTTTAGTGTATGATTATAACTTTGGTCAACCCGTAGGTGTGGAGAGTTTCTTTAACTGAAGCCCCTAAAGTGTCCCTATAGTGTAGTCAACCATAAACCGCATGACTGAGCGTCCCGAAGTTCTCCTGTCCGCAGCAGATTATTGGGAAGACATCAAGATTCGTTGGCAGATTCACCAGTATGAAGTGAATCGTTTACGTCAGGATCTTGCTTTGGTTAGCAATGCTATCACCGACCGTGCATTTTATACTGCAACAGGTCAGTGATTGATGAGGGGATTCTTCCCCTCTTTTTTTGTTAATAGTAACTGAAGCCCCTAAACTGTTCCAGTAGTATGAAGAACACACACCTGCAACACCCCGAAGATTCTATCCTGACGGGTGATCTTTCTGTCTTGGATTGGTTCCTTGAAGAGAAGGATCTTTCTGTGAAAATTGATGGTGCTCCTGCTATTGTTTGGGGCACAAATCCTGCAACTGGCAATTTCTTTGTCGGCACTAAATCTGTATTCAACAAGAAAAAGATCAAAATCAATGAAACGCATGATGACATTGATCGGAATCATTCTGGCAATGTTGCTGACATATTACATCATTGTTTTGATTACCTTCCTAGTTTCGACGGGATTGTTCAAGGTGATTTTATTGGGTTTGGTGGTGACGATACTTTTACTCCCAATACGATTACTTACATTTTTGATGAAGTAATTGAACAGGATATTATCATTGCACCACACACATTGTATGCAACTGATGATGAATTGAAGGATGCCTATGTTATCAATGACATGGTAGATATGGAGATCTTCGATGATACTGAGTATTGCAAGTTCGTGCAACCCCGTGCATGGCAAGTCGATGAAGATTTTGCCGAGATTGTTGGTTTCGCACGTCAAATGTCCCAGTTGGTAACATTTGCAGAACCATTTGAAGCAGAAAAGATCAAGATTGATCTGAATCGTTTCATTCGTGAAGGTCGTGAAGTTGATCCTGATTCTTTCACTAACTCTCGCCTGATTAGTTACTGGTTCTTGATTAAATCTATCAAGGATGATATGCTGTATCTGTGCCGTAATAATGGTCCTAAAGCATACATCGGTCGCCAACAATGTGGTGGCGAAGGTTATGTCGGTATCAACGGATATGGCATGTTCAAGTTAGTAAACCGTGAAAACTTTTCCCATGCAAACTTCAATCTTGCAAAGAGTTGGTAACTGAAGCCCCTAAAGTGTCTCAGTAGTATGAAAGCAAACCAAACCATGACCTTCTGTGCTCCACAATACAAAGCAGAGTATCTGACTGAATGTCTGATCGAAGTTGTGAACAATCAGTGGAAAGTCAATGCCATTGAATCTGGTCGCTCTCTCTATCATCGACTTGACATGGAAGTGGGTCGCAAATATATCAAAGTTTGGGAAACACTTGTTCGCGATGGTATTGCAGACACTGCCCGCAGTTGCTGGATGTTCGTTGATAAGAATACTGGTGAAGTTTACAAACCTGCCAGTTACAAAGCACCTGCAAAAGGTGTCCGCTATCTGATCACTCAGTTAGCAGATAATCCTGACATTTGTGATCCCTATGGAAGTTTTCTCTATCTTCGCTGATACTAATCGCCAACTTCGCAAACTTTCTATCTACAAACCGATGCAATTCCGTGTCACTGAGATTAACATTGACTTTGAAGATGATAACTTTGAGTTACCACCAACGGAACAGCAAAGTATCATCGACGACGTGATGTCCACCACTTGGGAAGCATCAGACGGTGATGATCTTGTGGAAGAGATTACATCTGCCATAGGATTCTGCGTTAATTCTATTGATTATTGTTACGTTCTGAAATGATTCGATCCAAAGCACAAATGCTCGACGTGATGAAAAATTGCGATGGAGCAAATACTCTCACCCGAGAGGAAAAGTTTCAAGTCTTTTGTAGAGTCTGCGACAATATGTTAGCAGAAGGAAGACTTTCCAAAGCAAATCACACTCGTTGGACTAACATCTGGTGAACGTAACTAAACGCACAAGAGCACCAAGAACAGGCAGGCAAATCGTCTGCCCTGAATGTAACTCTGTCACAACAGTTTATCACTTTAGTTGGAGTGCATTAGGGTGCCAACATTGTAAACAAATGATTGACAAATTCGACTGGAGTTTAACATCATGAAATGGGAAGTAAAGTTGTACGTTGCTGGCAAAGTATTCGTTGAATCTGTCATTGCAGCAAACAGAAATGATGCGTTGGATACAGCGAAAGCGCGTAATCCTACAGCAAAAGTTATGGGAGTGAATCCTGTGTTTTAGTAACTGAAGCCCCTAAAGTGTCTCAGTAGTAACAGAGTCATTCAATTATCATCATGGTCTTTCTTGTTTCATCAAAAAACGGTTGCACATATACATTAGACCCCGATCATAATGCAGTTTTGTATTATGCTCCGTTGTTGTCTGATGGTAACATGGAAACCGCATTTTCTGCCTATGCTGAAGTTGAATGGGAACATCTTGACGATGATGTTCTTACTGAAGCAGATCGTTGTTTCAATCTTTTGAAAGCAGGTTGATGACAATGCAAGAGACTAAATTTCTTCTTCATGGTCAATTCCACCGTGCTAATGGTTGGATTATGAATGATTGTTTAGGTTATATCAAAGCAACAAAAGAAGAAGCGATTGCAACATGTAAGCGCCTCAATCCTAACTTTGTCATTCAATCTATCACCATCGAAAAATGAACTACACTCTCAAACAACTGCAAGAACGAGTCAACAAACTGATCGAACAACAGGGAGAAGATGCATACTGCGGTGCATGGATTTACACTGCTGAAGATTGTGTGATGTATGATAATGATGATGAACCACAATATCCAGCACATAATGATCGTGAGTTAAGTGAAAGAATCTTCAATGATGTTGGGAACATTGATTACATTTACACTGTAATTCAAGAGTGCGTAGATGAAGTTACTGAAGAACAATATATGGCATATCAACAAGAACTAGTGGAGGTAGAATGAAAACCACAACCGCAACTTATCAGATTCAAGTAACAACAGACGAGGGACATTTATCGTTTCTAAAAGACATGCCCACACGTCCAAAGACATCAAAGGGTATTAAATCACAGAATAATAAGTTATGCAAGTGGGTAGAAAAACAATATCCTAATTATACTTCCTATGACATTTCTTTGGTAAACTAAACTGAAGCCCCTAAAGTGTCTCAGTAGTATGAACAACATTCAAACCCAGATGACCGACACAACTTACAACGGTTGGACAAACAAAGCAACTTGGTCTGTTGCACTTTGGATTGGTAATGATGAATTTCTCTACAACACTGCAAAGGCATGTGTAGAGTATGTTGGCAAAGATGAGACGCCTTATGATAAGTTTATCCGTTGCCAATTCAACGTCGCAAACTTCACAAATGGCGATGGAATTGAGTGGGATGATAACACTATCAATCGTGAAGAAATCAATGAAATGATGGCAGAACTTTGATTGGGTAATAATAACTGAAGCCCCTAAAGTGTCTCAGTAGTGTAATCACCTGTTTTTGATCATGCAACTCACTTCAAAGCGTCATTCTATGGTGGTTGAGTTTCGCCCCCATGCCATTCTGACTGATAAGTTTGTTTATACATTGAAGTTCAAAGGTGACACCCAATCCATGCGATTGTTCAACAAAAAAGAGATGATTGAAGCATGTAATTCTCGTCTCGATATTCATGGTTACACTGTCACAGATTTCCTGACTGAACCACAACAATACATGCCCGCATGTTGCTGATTTATGTCACTAATCAAACGTTATCTGCATCAAAAAATGACTGAAACTCAGGACAACATCATCGACCGTGATGAACTTCAACAGAATCTAATTGATCGGATTCTTGATGACATGGATCTAAAAACATTGATGCAATTAGTTGCAGAACAGTTGGATCATAACTATGATTCTTATACTTCTGATGAACTAATTGCAGAAGCAAAAGAGTATTATCCTGATCTGTTGGAGGAAATCAATGCTTGAATTTATCCTTGCGACTGCAACTATTGTCGGACAAGTTCAGATTGATGCTAACACATTTGAAACGGACTTTCTGACGCAAGATAATGAAATAGTAACAATTCTTCAGAAAGTTAGTCCAGAAAAACAAACTTTCGAGGGTTGTTGAATGTTTCCGAGAATTTCCGAGTGTTACGCTGAGCGCCAATTTTTTGTCAGTATAAAAAACTGAAGCTCCCAAAGTGTCGTAGTAGTATGAACATCACTTTCCAAGACGCCCTAGCACAACTCCCACAATTTATCGAGGACACATTTGCTGATCTCGATATGGCATATGATTGGATCACTGAAATGACAGGAATTGATCGCATTTGTGATTCAAAAGAAATGTGGCATGAGTTCTATGAGTGCTACTATGATGCTGCTACATGGGAGCAAATTAAAGCACTGAATGAGTCTGTTTGAAACTACCAAAAACTATGAAAAATCCTTACGTTGAAAACCTCATTGAGATGGGTTATGATAAACAAGATGTAGAGATTGCCTCTACAATGTTTCAGAAAAAAACTTTCCCCTGTGTAATTCATGGGCGACAGTATGATACTGAAGAGCAGTATTATTCTGAGTTACATGAATTTATGAATGGAATGTGATCTGAGTAAAAACTGAAGCCCCTAAACTGTCTCAGTAGTACGGGGACCGCACCCAGCACCCCTAACCACCTAATTCACTTCACTTTCATGCGTAAAATCGAACGTCAAATGTGTGATGCAGTCCAGGGCAATCGCAACTGGAAAAATGCTAACACTGAAGTTACGATTGATCAGGAGACTAACACTTCTTCTGTTTATCTTCACGGTAACTTGATTGCTACTGTGACAGATAATGACATGACCATTTATGATGGAGGTTGGCAAACTAACACCACCAAGAGCAGAATCAACGCTTTATGTGATGCTTTCTGTGTTGCTGGTGAAGGTGTTTTCCAACAAAACTATCAGTGGTTTGTGAGAAAGTTTGTAGGAGCAATTAACGGACAATCTAAGTTCGTTACCGAAACTTTCCAATCTGGTTACACCTTTGCTTGATGTAATCATAGAGGGGTTACTAACACTTTCCCTTCTATAATTACTTCA